GGCGGGTTGATAGCAAGGATCACATCGCCGGCCAAGATGCCGGTCGCCGCGGTCGCGTACGTAGCGCCGTTCAAGCCGTACGACTGCTCGACCGAGCTGGCCGTCGCAATCTGAGTCGGAGTGATGGACACCGCAATCGTCTGAATGGTCTGCAAAGTCGACCGCGGCGGCTGGGTGTTGGTCGTGCCAATAGTGGCCGGTCCAGGATTAGCCATTGAAAAGTACCTCGGAAAAGAAGGGGATAGAGGGGGCTGTTACGCCCCCTCCGTCGATTAGCCGGCGATCTTGACGCCCAGTTCCGGATAGAGCGAAGCCCATCCGTAGAGCACGTCAAAGCGGGTGGGCAGGGCATCGTTGTTGATCGTGTACTGACGAACAACGCGGAAGTTGATACCTGCTTCCTCGTCGACCGCACGCGCGGCCATATCGACGCCGCCCGGCAGATCGAGGTCGGCGAACGCCAACGCCAAGCAGTCGCGGTGCATCGCAATGTTCTGCGGCGACACCGTGCCGGCATAAGCGCCCGACGCCGAGCCCCAGACCTGAATCGCGGCGTTGCTCGCAGGCTGCGCCGTGACGTTCTGGAACTGGCCACCGTAGATGCCCGCGTTCTTGACGTAGAAGTCGAGAGCGCCGCCCGAGGACGAGCTGTAGACACCGGTCGTGCTGTTGTACGTACCGTTCGACAACGTCGACGGCGGCGCAATAACGACGAACTGGCGCAGACGGTTGGAGCCGTACGCGCCGCGGTTCTGCGGGTTGGCCGAGTACACGCCCGCGACGGTGATCACGTCGCCAACGGTCAGGCGAGCCGCCGCCGAAGCCGTCCAGCCCGTGGACTGGATAAGACCCGACGACGCCCAACCCGACGAGAGCCACGCGCTTGAGGTGTTGTTCGCCAAGGTCGGCGTACCGCCCTGGGCGCCTACGGTGTAGGACACCACGTTCTGATCCATGTACCAGTCGAAGCCGGCGAAGTTCTTGGCAACCAAGCCCTTCTCGATCTGCTCGGCAACGCCCGATTGCGGGTTGAACAGGCCCTTCACGGAGTCCTGCGCGTACGCCATGCTGAACGGGTCAAGGATGACCACGCGCTCGCCATCGCGAGGCGCGGCTTCACCGTCGAGGATCGCGCCCGCGAGCGTGAAGCTCAGGAACGACGCCGGCGGCGTACCCGGGGTACCGACCGCGTTCGGGATGTTCTGGTACGCATACGTCGCGCCGTCGCGGTCGATCTTGTTCGCGACCGCAGCAACCGCCGGGTTGATGATGCGTTCCTTGAACATGTCGACGCTGGTCGCGAGGTCGGCCGTCGTGAACTGCACGTCGACGTGGAACTGGGTCGTGAGCGTGACCGGAATGTAGGTCTCGTTCGTGTCTTCCACGTTCAACGCCGGGCCGGTCGTACCGATGTAACGGGGCGGCTTGCGGACGTTGACGGTGTAACCGACCTTGGCGCCCGACAGGGCGAATTGGTCGGCGTACTGGCGATTAACGTGATCGGCAAAGCACAGATCGTTCTCGAGGACCATCAGGCCCTCGTTAGTGATCTGACTGATAGTCAGAAGGTTGTTAGACAAGACAGTCTCCTATGCGCTTTAGCGCCGGCGCTGCCTCAATTCGTTCATCCGGAGCCGTTTGTAGTCCTGAAAGCTCAACGCCTCTCTCGAGTTTGTGGCTACAGGGGCTTCAGATCCACGAATTGAAGCAACGGGCGCGGGTGCGCGAGTGGTTTCAATAGTGGTTTTGGGCTTGGCTTCCGCTTTCGCTTCTGCCGAGGCCGATTTCTCAAACGATGTTTCGATCTTGCCGAGCTCGAGCAGCGCCTTCGCCGCGGGCAACGCAAAGATCCGCTTCTGATCGTCTGGATTTTTCGCCAAGTGGTACGCGATATGCGGGCCGTATTCGGACTCCAATATCGCGGCCTGTACGTGCGCTGGAACGGCCACTTTCACCCGGTCGGCGGCTGAAATGACCTCGTCAAAATCCTCAAATTCGGACTTCGCAAGCTCCACACGAGTCTTCATCAACTCGTTTTGGCGTTCCATCGCCAGACGCTGCCGCTCGTCATCACGGGCTTTAGCGATCTGTTGTTCGGTCAGCTTGCGGTTGTAGTCCGTCAAGGCCTTCGCGAACGAGGCGATGTCCTGATAATCAGCCGGATTGGGCTCTTTGAGTGCCTCAGTCTTGGGCTGTTCGATCGACTTTAACGATTCAAGCTGTGCTTCCAGCTCGCCTATCCTGCGCTCGGCGCGAAGCTTGGCGTTGTACTCGTCTTCAGCGAATTCCTCGGCCTCTTTACGAGCTCGAGTCAGTTCGTTGATGCGAGTCTGGACGTCCTTCTTCTCGCCTTTCTTGGGGGCATCGGGTTCGCCCTGGGGCTCGGGTGGCGCATCCGGCGACGTTTCGCTGCCGGTGGCGACAATCGGGCTTTTTTCGGCGTCTGTACCAGTCGATTTATCGACCGCTGCGACGAGCTGTTCGTTCGTCTGAATATTGACGCTTCTGGTGCGTTCCGCTGCGTAATCCGCAAGGTTTGCGTTGGTCACAGTCGTGATGGCCATGGTCTACCCACGTATTGATCCCTTGGAAACCGCCAAGTGCGGGGCAAAGAGTCACCGCTCGCGGGGTCTGCCAGACCACGCAAGACGAATTAACTATTCGGACCGTCGTTCCGCTTTTTCTGCGGACTTTTCGAGTTCTTTCGCCGCACGCCGGTTGTGTTCGGCCTCGGCGTGGGTGTTAAGCAGCTGCGTCGCGGCGTGGATCTCGGCCACGTCGTGCGCGGTGATGGACTTGACGTGCGTGTCGAACATTGAGGTGTGCGCCTTGGTCTGCACGTCCTCGCGCCGCACCCCGAGTTCCATCTGGGTGCGCTGCGTCTCGGCCTGTTCCTTCATCTGCAAACGCTGCGTCTCGCCCTGCTGGCGCATCTGCTCGAGGCCCGACTTGGTCTTGAGTTCCAGTTCGAGCGCCATGTGCGACTGCTGCATCTGTTGCAACTGCTGCTGTAGACCCTTAATCATCATCTGCGCCTTCGGCGGGATGTCAGAGTCCTTGTCGATCTGGGCGCCGGGGATCATCGCGGCCATGCGGTCAGCGATCGTGTCGGCGTCTGGGAAGTCCAGAGAGCGGACAACGACGTCACCCGCTACCTTGGCCGTCATCTCGCCGAGCGGCGTCGCCAAGAGCTCGAGCATGGCCTCCGCGGCCTCCTCGCGCTTGGTCTGGTAGCCCGGGCCGGTGTCGACCACGGTGTCGTACAAGCCGCCGGTGAGGTCGTTCTTGATCCGCACCACCGCTTGGGTCAGCGGGTCGCGGACTTTCTCGTTAATCGTGGTGGTGTCCGGCGTGCCATCGTCGCCGATGATGCGCTGGATGCGCTGCGTGTCGTAGAAGTGCGGAATCAGGTCGCTGACGATCGAACCGATGTGCTTGAGCGAGCGGGTCAGGTTGTCGGCGAAGTCAAAGTGACTGATGTCCGACAGGCCCTGCCGGCGCTTGATCGCCAAGCCCGAGACCACTTCGCCCGGTGAATCCTAACCCGGTTCGTGCGGCATACCCGCCACGGCCATGAAGTCGGACTGCGAGCCCTGTATCCACTGCATCAGCCCTTCGGCCGGCGCCATCGCCGACTGCCGTTGCGGCGGCGGCATCATTTCGCCGTTCGGGCCGGTGACCGGCTTGTACGGTAACGCGACGATCGGCTTGCGGTTGGCATCGCGCCACGCCGCTTCGTGGCCTTCCATCTGCCCTTCGGCAATCAGCCAGGGCGCCTTCGGCTGGAGCGCGGCCACCTCGGTCATGGTGGTCTGACCGTAGTTGTACATGCGAGCCGGGTCGCGCAGGTCGCGGATCATGCCCTTGCGGACGATCCGGCCGTTGAGATCCACCTCGCGGCCGTACACCGGCACGATGGGGATGTACTTGCCCGGCCATTCGCGGCGGTCGAGGACGGCCGTCGCCGAGAGCAAATACCACTCGACGAACTTACGCATCACCCGGCGGGTGCGGACGATCTCGATGCCGGCCGCTTCGAGGGTGTCTTATTCGGGCAGCTCGTCGGTGAACTTGGTGCTGCCGTCCGAGAGCATGTGCAGCGTGTCCATCTTGCGGTGGACGCGCCAGTATTCGGCGACCCGGATCTGCTCCTTGGTGGCCCAGTCGGCGACCGAGTCACCCGAGCCCATGTACTGCCAGCCGAGCGGATCGACGTCGCCGTAGCGGACGCGGTACTCGTCACGGCGCATCATGTCCGAGACGATTGCCCAGGACGCGTCCGAGCCGTCCGGCATCGAACTCGTCGGGTCGAAATAGACAGTGAACGGGTTGCGGATCGGATCGATCGTCAGATCCTGATCGAACGAGCGCTCGTCGACGTAGCGGCTGCCGACGCGGATGTAGCCCCAACCGCCCCGCACGGCGCTTTCGACCGCGCAGTCGTAAGCGTAATCGGCGCTCGAGGCCGACTCAATGTGCCGCATGAGGCCGTTGCGGACCTTGGCCGCCTGTACGTCGGCGCCGTCGCCCACCGGGTGGAACTTGATCCGGGGGCGGTTCTCGCGCAGGGCGTTGGTCACCCGGCGCACCATCGCGTCGGTAATGTTGATCGTCAGGCACGGACGGCCGTCGGTGTCGCGGTCGCGGCGTATGTCGACCGGCCACTGGTCGCCGTTGGCGAAGTTGATGTCGGTCAACGCCTCGGTGCGATTGGCGCTTTCGCTGTCCATCGCGAGCTTGTACCGCTCTTGGCACTCAACGATCAGGTCTTGGTCGTTGGTGGCGGCTGAGTCCGAGGCGTACGCCATTAAGTCATCCAACCTGTGGGTGATGGCATTTGGTGATTAAATGCCTGTGGTTTCTTGAACGATTTCGTCGTTGCAAAGCGGCGCATCATCATCGCGTAGCGCGTGGCGCTCATCAGGTCATCGTTCTCTTTGACGATGAGCCCTTCTTTGCGGTGATAGACGTTGAATTCTTCGAACCAGTTGCTCAGGTGTGCAAACACCTTGAAGCGACCGGTCTGCATTCGATCGAGCAGCTCCGACACGCCGGCTTCTAGGCCGTTGGTGCCGTCCTCGAAGGTGGCGCGGACGCCAAGCATCTTTAAGCCTTGCGCCCGGTACTGCGCCATCAGCTGCTCGCCCGAGCCCTTGTCGTGCTGTAGACCGTCGTGCGGCCACGACCAGGGCAACCAATCGCCCCACGGCTTGACCGCGGCGGCGAACATGGCCGGCGTCTGCTCACGCGCTCGGTGCGTCGCAATGACGTATAAACAATCGGCATCCCGATCCCATGCCATGCGGACGGCCGCCGAGGGGTGATCCCAACCGAAGTCCAGACCGCAGATCTGCGGCCAGTGCTGCGGAATCGGGAACGATTCACACTGAATCGCGCCCTGGGCGATCGGGAACACGCGGCCCGAGCCCATAGCCGGGATGCCTCGCGTACGGGCATCGCGCTCGAACTCGGGGTAGGACGCAATGATCGCGGCCTTCTGCTCGTCCGAGTA